CAAGGACTGCAGGGTCCTCAAGGCACACAGGGAATTACTGGCGCCCAAGGAATGGCAGGCGCTCAGGGAACTGATGGTATGCAAGGGCATACTGGTGCTCAAGGCACTGTCGGCATTCAGGGGGCTACTGGAACTCAGGGTTTTACTGGAGCGCAGGGAACAACAGGTACTCAAGGCACTGTTGGTATTCAGGGCGCTACTGGCACACAAGGAACACAAGGTGTGCAGGGAACTCAGGGCGTACAGGGAGTTCAAGGAACTAACGGCCTTCAAGGTTCTCAAGGTACTCAAGGAAACACTGGCTCTCAGGGCACACAAGGTGTGCAAGGTATCCAGGGCATTAGCATTCAGGGTACCGCTGGTACCTCTGTAGTTATTCTTGGTTCGTACAACACTCTTGCTGCTTTACAAGCAGCGCACCCAACAGGTAATAATGGCGATGGATATATTATCGACCCTTATCTCTATGTCTGGGAAGGCGCGGCGTGGGTTAACGTTGGCGTTATCCAAGGCCCACAAGGAACTCAAGGAACAACGGGTTCACAAGGCGTACAGGGCACCACAGGAATTCAAGGACAGACTGGTTCTCAAGGAACTCAAGGTGTCACGGGTTCACAGGGCGCTACTGGAGCGCAAGGTACTACGGGAACTCAAGGTACAACGGGTACTCAGGGCATTCAAGGTTTGCAAGGACCACAGGGTACACAAGGCAATAACGGTACCCAAGGTACAACAGGCATGCAGGGTACGACAGGTACCCAAGGATTTAACGGCATTCAAGGTATCACTGGTGCACAAGGCACACAAGGTACTCAAGGAGTCCAGGGCAACCAAGGAACTCAGGGTGTACAAGGCAATCAAGGTACAACAGGAATTCAGGGCGCCCAAGGAACTCAAGGGGTGCAAGGAAATCAAGGTACTCAGGGAGTTCAAGGTAACCAGGGTACAACTGGTCTACAGGGTACTCAAGGAGTTCAGGGCGTTCAGGGAACGCAAGGTGTTCAAGGAACCCAAGGCTCTCAAGGATTACAAGGTTTTCAGGGTATTCAAGGCCCAGTATCTTCACAGAACGCTCACCAGTCTGTAGAAGCAATCTCTGTAAGCGCACTGCCTAACTCACCTGCGTATACCGCTGGCTCAGCGGATGCTGAAAACGGCACTGGAGTTGGCGCTTATCTACAAGCAACAACAAATGGAACGCTTTCTGTAGACGGATATACAACACCTTATCTTGCTGTTGGAGACCGCATCCTTGTTGCTGGCCAGACATCTAACATTCAAAATGGTGTTTATACCGTTACTGCTACTGGTTCTTCCTCCTCTAAGTGGACATTGACTCGTGCCACTGACTACGACAACCACACCCCTGGTCAAGTAGAGGAAGGCGACTACATTTTTGTAACGGACGGAACTGTTTATGGTGAGACCGTATGGCTAGAAATTGGCAACGGCTCTAACCCAGACGGAACAATCCGTATTGGCACAGACCCAATTATTTTTACAGAAACCTCTGGTGTAGGTGCCCAAGGTACGACAGGTGCTCAGGGTGCTGGTGGCGTTCGTGGCTACTACGGTTCTTTTTATGACACCACTACTCAGACAGTATCAAGCTCTACTACTGCTTATGTAATGAGCATTAACAACACCTATGAAGCATTTGGTGTCAACAATGACTCAGGCACAGAGATTGTATTTCCTCATGCGGGTACATATAGCATTACTATCTCTGTGCAGCTAGTTAATACGTCCTCATCTATTGCCAACGCCAATCTTTGGCTTCGTAAAAATGGTGTAGACGTTCCTTACTCTAATAGCCAAATGACCATCCCACAATCACACGGTGGAATTAATGGTCAAATTATTGAAACAGTCAACTACGTCTACACATTTGCTGATAATGACTATATACAGTTTATGTGGCAGGCGGAAACTACGGCAGTTTCTATTGAGACTATTGCCGCTGGTACAACCCCTACTACTCCAATTACCCCTGGCGTTATTGTTACGGCAACTCAAGTTGCATATGCTATTCAAGGCACACAGGGATTGCAGGGAACACAGGGCCTACAAGGTCCTCAGGGAACCCAAGGTATTCAGGGCAACCAAGGTACAAACGGTATTCAAGGAATTACTGGTGCCCAGGGAACAACGGGCACACAGGGAACTCAAGGCACCCAAGGTGTTCAGGGAACGCAAGGTATCCAAGTACAAGGTACGCAAGGCGTACAAGGTAACCAAGGAACCACAGGTATCCAGGGAACTACTGGTACTCAAGGACTTACTGGTACACAAGGTGCGGTAGGAACTCAGGGAGCAACTGGTACACAAGGATTTACGGGAAGCCAAGGAATCACGGGTACCCAAGGACTTACAGGAACGCAAGGAACACAGGGTGTTCAGGGCGTTCAAGGACCTCAGGGTACGCAAGGCATTCAAGGTAACCAAGGAGTTCAGGGCCCACAAGGAACTACGGGTATCCAAGGTCTACAGGGTCTGCAGGGAACTCAAGGATTTACTGGCGCACAAGGAACTACAGGTACCCAAGGTACGACGGGAACTCAAGGCTTCACGGGAACTCAAGGCGCTGTAGGTTCACAAGGTACTACTGGTACGCAAGGCACACAGGGCACGCAGGGCCTACAAGGTATTCAGGGGCCTCAGGGTACTCAAGGTCTGCAAGGTGTTGCGGGTGACCACTACAGCACGTCCTCTACAACCTCATTTACTCTTACCTCTGGTGGAACAACAACAATCACCATTGCACAAAATTATCAATACTCCACGGGCCAAAACATTGTGGTTGCTTACGACGCAACGCATATTGTCTACGGAACAGTTACATCCTATACACCATCTACTGGTTCATTAACATTTACAAACGACCGCATCGTTGGTACAGGAACATTTGCTACTTGGTCAGTCAACCTTGATGGTGCTGTCGGTATTCAAGGCGTTGTTGGTCCACAGGGTACAACAGGAACACAAGGTACAACTGGTACTCAGGGAACCACAGGAACTCAAGGACTAACGGGTCTACAAGGACTTACAGGTTCGCAAGGCACAACAGGAACACAGGGTGCCACAGGAACACAGGGTTTTGTAGGAACACAGGGAACAATTGGAAGCCAAGGCATTCAAGGAACCCAAGGCGTTCAAGGATTACTTGGTACTCAAGGATTGCAGGGTGTACAAGGTACACAAGGCATTCAAGTACAGGGAACAACTGGTACTCAGGGCTTGACTGGTACGCAAGGCGTCCAGGGTATTCAAGGCTCTTACCCTACAGATTACTCGGCGCTGACCTTAGTATTTGGTGGGCTCTAACGAACCCAGCACATCCCTACATCTGCGGTAGGGCGTAACCTAGCTTCTTTCCACGCGCCTTCTTCCCAATAAGGCGCTGCCTCTAAAAGCCATTCAGCAAAGTTAAATGTTGCTATGTCATGCCAATGTGTTTCGTATGGCTCCCGCAAATGCTGCAGAATGAACTGAGGGGCAACTTCTGTATATCCCAAATCAGCTAAGTACTTTATCTGCTTCTGATGCTCGTCTAACGTAGCGTCTGTCCATTCAAAAGTAAGCGTGCCGTACTTTTTAGTCATGCCCTTAAACACCGACCACTCAGCACCTTCAACATCAATCTTAATAAGGTCTGGCTTGCCGTACTCTAGCGCCAAGTCATCTATCGTAATAGTTCTAGCTTGAACTGTGCGATAGGGCTTACCTGCATACGGCAGTCTCTCATCTGTTAGCCAATCTTTATTCATTGTAGATAGGCCATCTTCTTCTGCTTCGTAGAACTCAATCACTTGGTCAGCTGTATCAGAAACAGCAAAGCGCAACGGCACTACGTTGGGGTTATAGATAAAGTTACAGACCAACTGCTTAAACACTCTGGGCGCTGCTTCTACGGCAATAACCTTATAGCCCTTTTCAAGACCAGCTACGACGGCATCCCCGCGGTTAGCTCCTATATCAAATAGAATCATCCTTTAATCCTTTTTAGGTTATCTTCAATAGAGGACCTGTAGTTATCAGGCAAAGGTCTCATCAGTAGAAGCTCAAAGAGTTCTATAGACTCTTCACGGCGGCCAATCCACCAACCGCTAACAGCCATCTCATATTGAAGCCCAAGAACGCCTGGGTAATCCAACAGCGAGTTAGGTTTATCAGATATTAGGGACGCAACGTTCATTCCCATGGAAGCCCAGGTATAGCATTCTTGCCAGTTACCTTGGCGCTCGTAGAACCGAGCCATAAGGAAGTAGCCCTCTTCTCGAGAAGGGTCTACAGTAATGGCTTGAAGGATACAGTTGCTAACGGAATGGATGCGGTCGTTCTGGTTTTCAAAACAAATGGACATTCGAAGCAAAGATTCATAAACCAAATCAACGTGGGAGTCAAGACCGTACTCTGCCGTGCGTAGATAAAAGGAAACTGCCGAGGCTGTTTGTCCACGGCTGTCGTACTCCTTGGCACAATCAAAGTTCAGCTCAGGATTAAATGGGTCGCTGGATAGCTTGACTACTAGCGCTTCAATTCCCATATGAGAGTGCCTCCATAATCATGTCCTCTACCAAAGCCTTTGGTGTTCGAAGCACAAAGGCGGCATTGTCTTGGAATCCAAAACTAATAAGCAGGTCGCCATTATGTACGGCGGCTCCAGCAGCAAACTCAATACGGGCATCTAAGAATGAGAAAGCCTCAGGGCTGAGTCCTACTAAGTTGAACTGGTCATCCCACACGCATAGGCGGTGGCGATAGATGCCATCCTTTTGCTGCAGGTAGTTCTTAAACAAGTTGACCTCATGGACAACGCCAATGTACATGTTGCCCCAGCGAACAATCTGAGAACCACCTCTCTGGTCTGCTGGCGGTTGGATTCCCTGAGCCACAACAATCTGGTCACAGCGTGGAGGCAAGTCTGGGTAAGTCCTAACTACCTCGGTGGGAGATGTCCACTTAATAAAGTGATAAGGCTTGTCAAGAATAGGCATCCAGTTCTTCTCGCAGTACGAGTTGTTGTCACCTGGAGCTGGTATACGAAGTCGGGAAATCTCTTTAGCTGTCCACGTAGATTTATCCAGCTCTACTTCCGATAACTCCATGCGACCTTCGCCATGAGTTGTGGTGTCTCTACGAACTCCGATGACGTAGTAGTGACCCTCCCACTGAACAAGGCGGCAATCCTCCTCGCCCGTAAACTCCCAGACAGGTGGAACATCCAAGAGGCTTGTGTCGATGAGAGTGTGGTCAGTCATCACCAAGTGTTCGTTTAATCGGCATAAGTAATTAGTTGTAGCTAAGCGCTGGTCTTTCTCAGGGTGCAGGTAAGAGAGCGGTCCCCAGCGACTAGGGAATTGTTGGGTGTTCTCAGAGTGGTAGAGGGTGTAGTTAACGTGGCGAAGTACGCACATGATGTCCCCGTCTTCATCTATAAAGATGGAGGGATTCATTAAACCTGTGCCCGAAGTCAGGCCCTTTGAGATAACAAGCGGAGCTAGCTTGCCCCCGTGGTATACCGACTTTTGCACCAAATTCATAAGCACAGTGTAGCAGGTTCAAATGCCGTACCCTATAAGGATGCGTGGAGTAAACCCTGGCGGCCGCTTTGACATCAACTTTGAGACTGATGCCCTTCTAGACGGCATTGAGTCAGACATGACTAAGGTGACGGGAACAACCGTCCAGTGGTGGGTCTTTGACCGCGAGGCTACTCAAATTGACCCTATCTACGATGTCGGTTCTATCGACGGTGGTCGTATGTGGAAGGGCCCCTTTACGCTTCCAGTCATCAAGGCGCTTGTTGTCCAAGGCACAGTTAACGAAGACCCACGAGGCTTCTACAATGCCGAGAGTGTTCACTTCCTCTTGGATGCCGAAGACACTGAAAAGATTTACCCAGACGTTTTTAATAACCCAGAGCTGCAAGACCGTAGCCGCCTTGTCTGGAAGAACGTTGTCTATCGCCCACACAAGGTGCAGCCTCGAGCCATTATTGCTGACCGCTACACCCTCCTCTTTGTCGAATGCTTGCAGGTCATGCCAGAAGAAATGGTCAACGACAGCCAGTTTGCACAGTACGCCAGCCCTGTCCCTGATACTTTTGAGGAGCTGAGCTGATGCCCTTTAAGTCCAAACAGCAAGAAAAATGGATGTGGGCAACACACCCTCAGATGGCCAAGCAGTGGGAAGAACATACTCCTAACCGAGAAGTGCTCCCTAAAAGAGTTAGTAAGAAAACCACCAACAAGAAAGCCAGAGGCAAGTAATGGCATTAACCCATTCCGTTGTTACGCTTAACAGCTCAACAGCAACAGCTCTTAACACTGATGCAGTTGTAACTACATCTATTGAACCACGTAACAAGTGGCAGTATGGAACCGTTTCTATTCAGAATACAGACGGAACTATTACCGTATACCTTGGAGCTTCTAACGTTAGTTCAACTTCATATGGGGTCCAGCTTGTTGCTGGTGCTTCAGTAACCCTAGACAGCCTTGGACCTGAGGAGGTAGTCTACGCAATTGCTGCGTCTGGCAGCCCTAAGGTTGCAGTGCTGATGGTTACCTCTGCATGAGTATTCGAATAACCAAAAAAGGAGTGCGTATTTCACTCTCCTCAACTTCAACAAAAAAGTCTACAATCACTGTTAAGAACCCCTAGGGAGTAGAAAATGGCAAAAGCAAAGCTGGGCTCAGGAGCCCGTTTCAAAGCAATAGAAGAAAAGGCCAAAAAGTCTGGCGCCAAGAATCCAGCGGCTGTAGCTGCTGCGGCTGGCGATAAGAAGTATGGCGTCAAGAAAATGGCCAAATTGGCCGCTAAAGGAAAGAAGGACAAATAATGTGCATGGCATGTGGTTGCGGTAAGAAAAAGGGCGAAGCTGGCTACGGCAAGGGCCCAAAGTCCAAGAAGGCAGATGCTAAGAAGTCAGCTATGCCTAAGATGGCTATGAAGAAAATGGGTAAGAAGAAGTAAATGGCGGCTAAGCGACTTACCGCTAAAGAAGACGCAAAAGCGGATAAGAAGTTCATGAAGGGCATGACCCCCAAGCAAAAGGCAGCTTTTGAAAAGGCTGACAAGAAGATGGATGCTAAGAAGCCATCTGCTAATGAAGACGCCAAAATGGACAAGGCGTTAGCCAAGAAGGTTAAGAAGTCTAAGTAAGGCTTAGCCCCCGAAAGGGGGCTTTGTCATTTATCCTTAAAGTAGTTCCCGTGCGGGAGCCACAGCTTTACCCCTGCGAAACACCCCCTGCGTCCATTAGGAGTTACGATGGCTAACATATCGTCAGCTGACAAAGATGACTTTGAGAACAGCATCTTTCAAAACCTGCCAAGCGCACGGGATAATCGTAATAACTTTTTAATGGTCACAGCGGCTGTATTGCTGGGGAAGAAGCGTAAGTGACCAGCTTCGACGAGATTCCAACTGAAGTAACCGAGCGGGCTGTAAGTACCCTCACTGCTTCCTTTCGCCAATTTGCTGTAAAGCTAGGTTGGCCTTCGTCTGCCGCCAACGCAGTCAGCATCAAGATTACTGCTGATGGCGCGGAATATGACATCCAGCCTTCAGCCCAAACTCAAGTCGATAACCTTGAGTACGGAGACGGTACCCGCCCACCTATGCGTGCCATGTTTAACTTTGCCCCCATCCTCAATGATGTCCTGACTGATGCACTCAATGATGCGTACAGCGACTCCTTGTTTGGAAGCGGGGTCTTCTAATGTTTATCCTCCGTGAAGACGCTGCTCTAAAATCTTGGTGCTCAGGCATCAAGGTCTCTGACGGCAAGAGCTCTATGCGCCCAGTTCAGGTTTGGTACACCCTGCCTGACGTAGAAATCCGTAGTCAGTCGTATCCATATATCATCCTTGACTTAGTGGATATCCGCCAATCCAGCGAGCGCCAAGCATCTGGCCTTATCTATGACGCGGATTTTGGTGGAACTATTGCTCCTACCGACGGAACCATATATACATATGAGTATCCAGTGGCGTATGACCTTTACTATCAAATCACTACCTATGCGCGTAACCCACGTCACGACCGCGCTATCCTGAATGCTTTTATGAAGTACCTCACTCCAGGAAAGTATGGTCACTTGCCCTTGCCAAATGATTACGGCACAGACAGTAGCAACACTACCTACGAGTGGCGACACATGTTTGTGGAAGGCTTCGTAAAGCGCGACACTGTTGAAGATGACCGTCGCTTATTTAGAAACACAATAACTGTTCGCGTACTTACTGAGCTTACTCAGGAAGCCGCAAGCAACGCCCTGTACGAAGTACAGACGGTGGACATTACGACAAACACCTCGAGCATCCCTTCGTCCTACACACCGCTGCAATAAACGGCCCCAACCGAATAACCAACTAAGGAGATAACAATGGCAACATACCTACGGCCAGGTGTCTATGTTCAGGAAACCCTGAACGCAGTTCCACCTTCAGCTGGAGCCACCTCCACAACTTATGGTGCTTTTATTGGCGCCATCAACCGTGGGCCGCTCACACCTACATTAATTAGCCGCTGGTCAGATTTTGTAAACTATTACGGAAACTGGGCTGGCGACACCACAGATACCTTGCGCTTTGCAGTGCGCTCATTCCTCGTTGACAACAACGGCGGAACTTGTGTTATTCAGCGCGTAGCAGGTACTGGCGGAGCAACAGCAACTGCTACTGTCTATGACAGTTCGGGTGCTGGCGGAACCGCTGGTTCTACAGGTACCTTGACAGTTAGCGCTGCTAACTCAGGCGCATGGGGCAACTCAATATCCTTTGATATTGTAAAGACCTCTGCTACCGCTACAACTTTTAACATCGTTGTTTACCTCAACGGCGTTATTGTTGAAACTTGGGCTGACCTATCAATGGTCAAGACCAACGGACGTTACGCAATCAACATTGTAAATAGTGGCTCTATCTACATCACTTTGGCTGATTTAAATGACTCAGCTACAGCGCCAACAAACGTTCCAGCTTCAGTTACAGGGCAACCACTTTCAAGCGGCGCTGACGCTACTGGCGGACAAACCCACTCTGACGTTGCAGCGGCTATTTCTAGCTTTGACACCGTCACCAACTCTTTGGTTCTTAACGCTCCAGGAGTTACAGAAGCTACCTACGTCAACGCTCTTTTGACCTACGCAGCTGGGCGTAATGACGTCTTTGTAGTAATTGACCCAATTGCTGACACAGTAGCTAACCAGCTTACTCGCTCCGCTGCATACACGGCTAGCTCTTTTGGTGCTGTCTACTACCCACAAATCGTAATCGCTGACCCGACAACAACTTCTCCAGGAGTTACTCGTACCATCAACCCTGGTGGAGCAATCGTTGCTCAGTATCTTGTTACCGATAAGGTAGTTGGACCTTTCAAGGCCCCAGCAGGTATCAAGACTCGTATTGGTGGGGCTATTTCAGTAGCACCTATCACCAATGCTAACTTGGATTTGATGAACAGCGCTATTGCACCTGTTAACGCAATCCGTTACATCTCAGGCTCTGGCATTGTAATCATGGGTGCACGTACCCTGCAGCAGACCTATGACTCACGCTATGTGCCTGTTCGTCGTTCTCTTATTTATTTGGAGAAGAGTCTAAACAATCTTACACAGTTTGCAGTATTTGAGCCAAACGACGCCCGTCTATGGCGCCAGCTGCAAGCTACTGTTGGAAACTTCCTCACAGACTACTGGCGTCAGGGAGGCCTTCGTGGTACATCAACCACTCAGGCGTTCTACATCATCTGCGACAGCTCCAACAACACCCCAACAACAATTGCCAACGGAGAAGTTCATATCGACGTTGGTGTTGCGTTGCAACGTCCAGCAGAGTTCGTCGTCATTCGCATCGCCCAATTTGACGGCGGCGTAACAGTCACCACAGCATAAGGAGATAGAAAAACATGGCAAACTTATTAAACGATGTTTCGCGGTGGGGCTCTTACCAAACTGACCCATTACGTAACTTTCGATTCCAAGTTGACTTCTTGAACCCTTCAAGCGGAAACACGTACTTTAACCCAGCTACGATTTCTGGCTCAACAGGATTCAGTGGAGGATTTACCAGCGTGTCTGGTCTTTCCATCAACACACAGCCTATCCAATACCGTGAAGGTGGATACAACACAACTATGCACAACATTCCTGGAATGACATCGTTCCAGCCAATCGTGTTGAGCCGTGGAGTTGTGTATGGACAGGACCAAGCCATTACATGGATGCGTGCACTTTTTGCAGCCTCATCTGGTGATGGAGTAGAAATTGGTGCAGGCAAGAACGACTATCGTCTTGACCTAAACATCTGGGTTAACGACCATCCATCAACCACATCTGCTCCAGTAGCAGGAACCACGGGCTCAAACACACCCCGTATGTTGTTCCGTGTTCACAACGCATGGATTACATCTCTAAATTACAGCGACCTCAGCGGTAATGACAACAACATCTTGTTCGAAGGCATTAGCCTTGTACATGAAGGTTTGTCGGTTGAGTTTGTTAATTCAGATGGAACACCATACACAGGTTCAACAGGAATAGCCCCAGGTAGCTACGTCAGCTAATAACTAACAAGGAGAACAATTCGTGACACAGATTACCGATGCAGCCACAATCAATAAACTAGCTGAACAGATATCACTTACGTCTGCAGAGCCTCAGGTAGAGATTACTACCGAGGCTCCTGCGGACACCAAGGTTTATCTGCCAGGTGGGTTTATTAGAAATGATGGCACCGTAGTTAAGACCGTAGAAGTACGAGAACTAAACGGCATGGATGAAGAAGCTATTGCTAAGGCGGGTTCAACCTCCAAAGCACTTCTAACGATTCTTAGCCGAGGACTTGTTGATATTGACGGCGAGCGCCCTACAAAGGATGACCTTGACCGTCTTTTATCAGGAGACAGGGACGCAATCATGTTGGGCATTAGAAAGGCAACATTTGGCAACGAAGCTGAGTTAGAGCTTTTCTGCATAACATGCGAGGGCATGAAGAAGTTTAAGGTCAACCTGACCAAGGACGTCAAAGTTAATAGCTTAGACAACCCTATAGAAGACAGAACTTGGACAACCAAGATTCGCAAAGGCGAAGTAGTCCTAGCTCTTCCTACAGGCATTACCCAGCGTAAAGTCATGGAAGCTAACGACAAGACTACAGCTGAGCTGAACACCTTGATTCTTTCAGGTTGTGTCTTATCAGTAAACGGACAACCTACACGACCTAACACTGTACTAGAACTTGGCATAGCAGACCGCGACGCTCTTATCTTAGAAATTATGGACCGTAATCCAGGACCACGCCTCATGGAGGTGACAAAGGCCTGCGAGGCATGTGGAACAGAAGTTCAGATTCCACTCAGCCTGGCTGCTTTGTTTCGACTATAGGGAAATAGATTACGAAGCATTGTTAGACCAGTACGAATGGTTAACAAGAACATTTCCTGGATGGACGCTTAGCGACATTCGAGAGATGTCGTTTAGAGAACGCAGGAACTGGATAAGCCGTTCCAATAGATACAGAGGACAGTGATGGCAGCAGCGGATAACACCCTGAATGTTTGGAAAGAGCTCGACACTCTTGCCAAGTCTATTCGGGGTACTTTCGAAGGCATCGCCCAAATTCAAGGGCAGATGTCTAGTGCCGTTGGCTCTGCAACTGGAACTAACGGTGCTTCTGTAGCAAAACCGACATTCCCAACCAGTGCGGCTCAAGTAGCTAAAACTATTGGTACGGGTATCTTTGATGTTGGAGCAACCCTACCTGCTGTGGCTGCGGCGGCTCTTGGAAGCCCACAACAAATTGCGGCTTATCAGCTCAGTACATCGCGTACTGGATTTTTAGCAAATCAATCTTACTCAACAACAGCGGCTCAACAGCTAAGCTTGTCTAAAAGTGGAACGGCAACTAGCTCAACCGACGCCTTGCAAGCTCAAGCAGCTTTACAAGCTGGCGGTATTTACAACATCAATACTTTTGGAAAAGGCGTAGCCGCTCTTTCAAACTATGCTCCTGGTCTTGGCTTAGCAGGTACAGCTGCAGCTACCGCATCACTAGACCAAGCACAAACCGTCAATAAGCTTAACGCTATTGGCATACAAGTTCGCGGTGCCAATGGCTTAGCTAGAGACCCCAACACCATCATCAATGAGTTTGTTGATAAGATTTTTGCTACAACCCCACAGCTTCATGGAAGTAGCACTGAGGCCTACGCTTACATCATTGGTAGTCTACAATCAGGTAATCAGCTCAATATGATTTTGACTACATACCTGTCAGACCCTAACCTCATTAATCTTGTTATTACAAAACTTATTGCTAAGGCAAAGGGGCTGCCTGACAACGCTACTAAAGGTCAGCTTACTACGGCGGGTATCATTACTAAAACAGCATCTGCAATAAGCAACTACAATGCTGCTCAACTTAATTTGATGCAGTCAACAACTTCAGGAATTTTGCAGGGCACCGATACAGCTTTATCTCAGTTGACTACAGCAACCAACGACTTTGCTGGAGCTGCTAAAAATCTTAATGGTCTTCTTAAAGCCTACGGGTACAGCAGCACAATTCTTGGCGGATTTAACGGAGCAGTTGCTTTGCTTGCAAGCTCTATTGCTGGCAATCTTATTGGTCCTCTTATTGGTCTACTTGCGGGCTCGGGTTCAGGCGCTGGAGGAGCGGGGGGCGTCTTATCTGGTGCCCTTAAAGGATTAGGTACTGGCGTCGGTGTTATAGGCGGTATTGCAACAACAGCAGCTGGCGCAATCTCTGGCTACTCTTCTGGTTCAAAGGGTAAGGGTTTTAGTCTAGGAAATTTATTAAAGACTGTAGGCGGAGATGCTTTATCAGGATTCTTAGTAAGCGGGTTTGACCCAATTGGTGCTCTGGTTGGAGCTGGCGTGGGAGCTGCGGCATACGGCGGCGGCTACGCTGTTGGCGCTCAGCACGGTAGTGGTCAAGGAAAGGGAGCAACAGTTGGCCCTAACTCGTTGAGCGGCGGCAACCCTATGGCTGTTTCTTATGTTATTGGAACAGCTGCTAACTTAATTGGAACTCCGTACGTATGGGGTGGCGGTGGAGTAAACGGCCCATCCGTAGGCTCTAATCAGAACTCACAAACGGTTGGCTTTGACTGCTCAAGCTTTGTTCAATATGTTTTTGCTAAACAAGGTATTAACCTTCCTCGCACTACGTACGACCAAGTTAAGTGCGGCATTGAAGTCAATCCGCTTCAAGCTCAACCTGGAGACCTACTGTTCTTTGGAAGCGCAACTGCTCCAGACCACGTAGCTATCTACATTGGTGGAAACCAGATTATCCAGGCTCCACATACAGGAGGAGCAGTTGAAGTTGCTGGCGTAAATCTTGCCTCAGTTTCAGCAGCTCGTCGTGTGCTTGGTGGAACATCTTCTGGCATGTCTATGTCTACCTTGTTTAGCCCCTCTACTCTTTCATCTTTTGGAATGAGCGCACTTAGCCTTGGTGGCTCAACGGGTATTCAAAACGCGATGTTTAACGGAGGACGTCCTGCTACTAGCACTGTAAACGCAGTAGCTGCGGCGTCAAGTGTCAGCCCATCGTCAGCAACAGGTTCTGTTGTATCTACTGGGGCAGGAATAACCATCAACGTTACAGTGCCTGCGTCTTCAAGTCCTAACGCCGTTGCTCAAACTACTAAAACTGTTGTCAACGCAGTTCAAACTGCTGTCGGTAAATCGAATGCGAGGACTCACTAATGTCTACAGTTAAAGACTGGACTACCCTAGTAAACAACTACATCAACAATCCCCAAAACAGTCAACAGGTACGCGCAAACTTAGCCAGCATTAGAGATACTTACAATGCAAACGTGGCTACAGCTCAAGCAAACTTAGAAAAAGTAAACGGAATTCTTGTTGATAATCCTACCTCTACGGGTGCGGACGTCTCAGCAATCAAAGCTTCTTTAGTAAACCTTCCTAAGTACAACTGGCTAGACACCGACCCTACACTAAAAGCCTTTGGAAGTTATACAGATTTGAACGCGTATATCTCAGCTACACAGCCTTATATTACAAACTTAACTGGCGACTACATTAACTACGATGACTCAAGCCATTGGTACGTTTCTTTAAACTGGGCTGCTAATACTTACTACAGCAAAGAGGGCCTACTAAAGCTAACCAACTACTTTAATAAGCTGTCTACAAACTCCTCTTTAGCGTCAGAAGCTTTAGCTGCATTAACCGCCGCTCAGACTCAAGCTCCTATGGTGCAAGCTGCTTACGCCAAAGTAAAGGCTCAAGCAACGTCTATCAAGAATAGCTTAGACCTAGTAAATGGAAGTATTGTTACAGACTACGTTAAAAAAATAGAGCCAATCATTGCCAACATAAAGGGTGGTAGTCCGAAGGGTCTTTCTTTTATTTCAGGCACTACAACACAAACAGCTGCAAAACCAAAAGGGCCAACAATCCCAAGCTCTGATGGCTCACAAAATGTACC